ATTAGCAAATCACCTCTAGCTACTGTTGTTCCTTTAGCAATCCTAATAACCATATCACCTGTCATTGCTATGTTCATGTCGTTAAAATCGTCATCATTATCCCAATTAACAAAAACTCCTGCAACATTAGCATCACCCTCAACACTTGATACTGCCATCTTATTTAACTGTTCATTATCTTCTGTGTAAGCATCTTTTTTTACATCACCTACAGATACTTCATCAGGTAGTTCATCGTCTTTAGTCCATAACTTTTTTTCATGTTTCCATTCAACCATTTCATTAAGGTTAGTCATCACTGTACCCTTAACTATTGAAGTGTCTTTGCTATTATCAAGTAATCTTGACCAACGAGATAAGTGACCACCATTATAAGAAGTTGTTGTGCCAGATATAGATATAGTACCTTCTTGTGTACCTGCTGAACGAAAATCAACTATTGTGCCATCTTGAACCCTATTAACAAGCATTGATGTTTGACCACTTACACTAATATGAGTTGCACCAGTACCACCAATTCTAGTTCCTGCAGTTGTTCCTTCAGCTGGACTTGCGTTAGTTGTACCAAAAAGGACAGACCCATAACTTTTTACACGAAATGCTTCTGAAGCATTCGTTTTAAAAACCATCTCATTAGCATCATGTTCATATTGAATTACTCCAATATCTGCATCACCACTATCACCAAAATTTATTCTACCAGAATTATCTGTTGCAGAAATAAGATGAAGTTCAGAATCACCAGTATTATCACCAATAGTTAAGTCATCCCCTAAAACAGTAACGTCAGCTGAAAAAGTAGCATTACCTGTAAATGTACTTGTACCTGCTACAGTAGTGTTGCCACTAAACGTACCATTAGTTGCACTCAAAGCACTTGTTGCAGGGTGGTCTATTGTACCGACTGTTCTAAATAAATAATATACAAATATATTATTACCAGAGTTATTTGATGGTGCGGCAGTAAATGTAAGTGTGGTTCCAGTGCTTACTGCATAAGCCACTGATGGTTCTTGGACAACACCATCCACTGATACGAGAATATCTTCATCTGATCCTACAGCATGTTCTAAAGTAAAAGCAGTTGTTGATCCATCACCAGAATATACTGATGCAGCTTTACTTGCTGTAAATCTATCAACGGCTGGAGTGCCTATATACGCCATATTATGTTATCTCCATAATGCTTAATGTACCCGAAAGTTTATCAGCTACGCTACAATCTATAGTAATCTGGTCTGTCGTTTCTAATACAACCTTGTTACCAGCCATAAGTTCTAGAGCAGATCCAACTGGAATGGGTGCGTTTTGAACAATAATACTTGTGCCGTTTGCCGTATTGTTTGTCACGGCTCTGTTTGCCGTATCACTTACTAATCTTACTGTCGCAGTAACTTGTGCCGTATGTATGTTGGATAATACTAATCCAAGTACGATTGTTGTTGTACTACTTGCTGCCGTGTAGACCACATACGGAGTTCCAGCACTAGCAGGCTCGGCTGCAAAATTAACTACTTTAAATGTATTTGCCATATTATTATCCTAACGCTATTGCTAAAGCTGTTGCCTCGTTTGCTGCATCTGAGGCACTTGTTGCACCTATGTCACTTAATACTTCACTTGTACTTCTACTCTCTAATCCATTTGCAGTAAATCTAGCATACTCATCGTCTGCCACACTTGCACTGTCAATTTTAACTGCATTTGTATTTGATATACCAAATGTTAAACTAGCTTGACCGCCAATATCAGCAAGAACTTCTGCGGCACTTCTGCCTTCTATTGTTGTGCCATCAACTCTTAAAAAGTCATCGTCTGCAACACCAGTTGTAAACTGTGCCACATTTGTATTTGATATACCTGTGGATAAAGTTGCTGTTGCAGTAATCGCAGTACCATTTAATGTAATAGCATCTGCCTCTAATGTTCCATCAAAGTCACCATCTACGGCATCTATATTACCTTTAAATATTGTAGCAGACACTGTACCTGTGCTTGGATTATATGCAAAGTCACCATCAGATTCTAACCCAACATTTCCAGTAGCAGAAGCATCTTCTATAAAAGTTATTAAATTTTCTTCGTTTGCATTCTCATTATCTGCAACGCTTACATGAGTTGCGTTTGTTGCGTTTGTTGCGTTTGTTGCGTTTGTTGCATTAGTAACTGTAACACCTGCGATAACAGTATTTAATGCTGTGCCATTAACAGTAACTGCGTCTGCTTCTAATGTGCCATCTATATCAACGTCACCAGAAATATCTAAGTTTGTAAATACTGATGTACCTGTTGCTGTAACAGTTCCGCCTACCGATGCGTTTCCACTTGCATCTAGCACTATTGTTTTTGTCGCAGGTAAAGTACAGAACAATGTTCTTGTGCCAGATGACCAACTTACTGCGTTATTTGAATTAGAACTAGATATGACTGTCGTTCTAGCTAATGTAGTTCCAGAAGATGTAAATGTACCCAAACCAACTTCAAAGTCTGTACCATCAGTACAACAATAGTAAGTTGTATCAGAATTACTTAAATTAGTAGTAAAAGTCTCAAAACCTGCGACTGCACCACCTAAAGTATATGTACCAGTACCAGTTGTGGTGGTAGTTTCCTTTACTCTGTCTGATATTACTAATGCCATTATTTCAACTCTATAGTAAGATTCCCTGCATTGATTCTAAAAATATCTCCAGAAGCTATAACCTTAGAAGCATCTAGTTCACCTACAAATAATATATTACCACTGCTTGAAGCGTCTACAACAAACACATGTGTTATTGTATTGTTTGTTCCACCCGATGCCGGAAACTCAATGTTTGCTGCATTAGTTGCGGTTTGTGTATCTGTTGAATCTGCTCCTATGGTTGTCCAACCAGAAGCAGCTACTTGTTGCCTTGCGTAGTTTGTAAAGGTTGCTTCTGTAAGTGAACCAGTTTCTGCTGCACTCACTGCCGTTGCCAATCCTACATAAATACTATCTCCAGGACTAGAGAAACTAAGAGAGTTGTTCTTGAATATATAATGTAATATTCTTCTCTCTAGATAATTGGTTGATGCATTTGCTGTTGCCATTGTTTACTCCTATGTTCTTGGTCTTGATGGTAGACCAACTCTATAACCATCAGTGTTTTCTCTTGCTTCACCTAAGTCTTTTACTCTTTCTAAGTACTGCATATACAACTTATCGTAGTTTTGTATAACGTCTGGCTCACCCTTCATGAAAGTATAAGCCTCTACAAGAGAACCATAAAGCAAGGCAAACGGTGCGTTTGTACTAACCCAAGTTGTACCACTATCAGCACCTGCGGTCAAACTAGCAGGTCTATGATAATAATGTAATTCTATAGTATAGTTACTGTCTGGTGTTGGTGCTATTATAAAGTTGTCTTCATCAAATCGTGCATAATATTTAGGTAAACCCGTTGTTGATGCATTAGGTGTATACTCTCTTAAAAAGTTTACATCTTTCTGAAGTAAAAAACTTTCAGATCCAGAAGTTGTTATCTGTAATGAGAATGATGCTAAATAATCACTTGGTATCGTTAAGAATTGATCTGATGAAGTAAAGGCACTTGTTACGTTTTTTCTAAAATAATCTAAGTCAACACTCTTTAATATCTTTTCTTCTGCTGCTTTAATAAAGTCTGGAAGATGTGTAACAAAAGTAGTTTCACTATTGTCAGTATAATCTTGTATTGCTGTTTTTAATTGTGCTAATGTAAAACTCATTTATGTCCCCAATGTAACTGGGCCAGCAGTAACTCTACCACCACCACCTTTTACTCCACTTGTTGCCGTACCACTACTAGCAGAAAAACTATATCTATCATCGTCAACCTTAGTTATTGTATAGCCACTAGCATTCTCAAGCACTGTTTTTGTAAAGCCATCAAAGCTAGACACATTTCTAAATCGAACAGTATCACTTGTTGATCTACCATGAGAAGGCTCTAATACAGTTATCACTGCACTACTAGCCGTACTAGTAAATGGATTTAATCCAAGAAGATTCTCTACGGTCACTTCTGTGCGACTTGTAACTCGTGGTTGATACAAGGCTGTCGGATCTGGACCAGGGTGATTAGGTTCTAATTGTGGGTGTTTAGCCTCGTACTCATCAGGACCAACCTTCAAACCATTCCATTCAGTTTTCATTTCTCGCAGACGATAACGAAATCCAGAACGATCTGAAAAACCCCATGCTTTTTTCCCTGTTGCGTATCTTGCCATATCAGTAACTATAGTATGTCATGCTAGGTGTTAATTTTAAAGGAGTACTATTAGCATCCTCGGCTGCGGCTCTTTGAAATTCTTCTTCATAAACGGCTTTTAATAACTGAACTCTATCCGGTGCTTTCTTCATAGCTAAATAGTAAGCTAGTCCTGCTACCATACAAGGAAGAAATCTAAATGGAGTGTCAGCAGTATTAACCAAAGCGTCTGCATCTTGAATACGACTTACATAATAGTAAACTAAAGTATAAGAAGCATCTGGAGTAGACCATAAGGTTATTGTTGGAGTAACTTGTCTGTCAAAAAAGTATTGACTAGGTTGTCCACTGCTTGTTTTGTTTGGAATAGTGAGATATTCTCCTCGGCTCATTTGGCTTAGAGTAAAATCTGTACCACTACTGTTTCTTAAAACAACTTCCAAGAGATCGACATAAGTAGCATCAAAGGTGTAGGTTGCCGTACCAGAAGTAATAGCTTTAGTAGCTTGTGTAACTGTCCACATATTCAAACCTCTGTTTGCCCAATCAGCAAACATAAGATTCAATGAACGTCTAGCAGTTCTAGCATCATAACCAGTACGCATCTCCAAGCCACAACGCTCATAAGCCTCTTCTATTATTTCACCGACATCTAGGTCGAAATCTCTTGAATTGGATGTTGCCATTTATTTTTTCTTTCTCCTAAGAGACTTTACTCTTCTAGGCTTACCTGCTGGTTGACCTAACTTATTCTTCTGATTTATTCTACTACGTTTTTCAGCAGAAGTCATCTCCGAAGAAGTTTTTGGAGTTTTCGAAGACACCCTTTTACTTGGGCGACAATAAGGCGTACCTCTTTTTTCACCTTTCTGACGACCACAAGCCTTGCCCGTCTTAACATCTTTCCAATCCTCCTTAAACCATCTCTTTAAGGCTAGACCTGCTTTTGTCTTTCTTACTGCCATTATCTATACTTTGTGACTTTACGTCTTTCATTTAAGACTTGTCCACAACCTCTTGCAACATTTTTCTTATTTGATTTTCTTTTTGTAAAAGCTTTACCATTTTTAGCGGTAACTACACCACCATCTGCTTTTTTCTTGGTCTTATTACCATAGTTGGCGGCACCTACCTTACGGCATTTTGCGATAGCTCCTCCAGCATAAGCACTTGGAAAAACTTTAAATCTTGCTTTTACTTTGCGATAACATGCGTCTTTTGGCACTTCTTAACTCCTCTAATCCACTGACCTTATAACAAGTACAAGTCCATCTTTTCTTTCCACAATCCAGACAGTACTTAACAGGACTTCCTCTGAATATTTTTTGTTTTTCGTTTTTTTGTTTTTCGTTTTTTTCTATTTCCACTTGAAACCGACTTTGCTATTTGTTTGCTCATCGAGCCTCTCGACATAACCATCTTGATTTCTCCTAATAAAATCTTCCCATAAAGGCTTTATCATTTTATGATTTTCAGAAACTTTTTCTGCCATAATAGCTGTTCTTTTATCCACCTCAATCAAAGTTGATACAGACCATCCAATAGCACCTGCAAATAAAATTATCATTACACCAGTTGAAACTTCTTTAGTATTCATTAGCACTTCCACCTTCTACGAGCTTGACGTAAACGACTATTAGGATCTTTTGCAGCTTTAGGAAATTTCTTCATTTGACCAGCTGATCGTGCACAATATGACTTACGTCTCTTTGCAGCGGTGCTACCTTTTTTTACTTTACCAGTAACAGCCGTTTTTAATTTACTTCCAGGGTTATCCCTACGATATTTAGCAACACCCTTTGCAGTCATTCCCGCCCCACTTTTAGTAGAGCGGAAATACTTTTTAGTTTTCGGAGGTTGTTTATCCCTCTTTCTAGTCATGACAAGAATATAGTCAGCTTGTTACCACTGCCAGTGAAACCATGTATATATGCTCCACTTTCAGCTAACACACCAGCATCTGGTATGTTTAAAGTATGCAATCCAGTAGGAAAACTTTGAAGCAATATAGTTGCTCCACCTGATCCATCTTTAACAGTCAATACACCTGCCGAATTACCAAATATAAGAATTTGTCTTATTCTTGATCTCGTAGGTCCTACTACTGCCGCATCATCTCCTTGGTCATGGTTAAACGCTTTTACATCAGATCTAGATGCCATGCTAACCTCCTATTAAGCTTCGTAACCCATTAACTCTATGAACAACTTACCAGCACTGTAATCTGCATCTGTTGCAGCACCTGTGGTTAGATATAAGAATTGATCTGCGGCTGGAACGCCAGTAAAGTAAACTTTGCTTCCTAATGTTGCGTCACCTGCGTTTACCAATAGTGTCTCTGTTAGATCACCAATAGCACCATCTTCTACTCCAGTTCCTTCTGTGGCAGAGTGTATGTTGATGTCTGGATCACCACCTGCTGGTGCTTCAAAACATTCCATACTACCTGTTAAGATTGTACCGTTTCTTGCAGCAGTGATCTGACCAATGTGACAAACTAAAGCAGTTCCATTAACACCAATGATGTCAGCACCACCAGTTGATCTTAAACCAGTTAAGTCAATTAGAATTCTTGTTGTGATTATACCACCAACTCTTTGAACAGAACTTCTGTAGATAGTTCCAGTACCTGTTGTGATACCAGTACCAGCTTCTACTGGCATTGTGTTCGCATCAAAAGATGTAATACCACTTGAATTAATGCTTGATTGTGTAGTAATTGCTCCAGTTGTAGCGTCTTTACTTATTGTAGTAAATCCACCTTCTGATCGGACTGGACCCGAGAAAGTTGTATTAGCCATATCAATCTCCTTGTCTTGGCAAATGTCAGTCAGTTTATCCGACTGTCAAGGTTTAGTTTATTATACACAAAAAAGGGCAGTATGTAACTGCCCTTCTTTGAGAAAATATTTATTAAGCTTACGCTCCTGGTGAACCAAACACGGCACGAGGATCAGAGAAACCAAAAGAATATCTTTCTCTTGCTTTATATCTCATGTTTCCTGTCTCAAAGTCTGGATCCATCGCAGTAGCTAAAGACATTCTTTCGAAGTGCTTTAGACCATTCGGTGCATCTGTCTTAATGAAGAAAGCATCTGTATCAGTCAAGAAGTCATTGACCACATAACCATTTGGTAACATGCCCATTGACTGTACAGCGTTGACATCGTTGTCTGCTGTTCCTGGTCTCATATTAGAAGCCATCAATCTTTCTGCTACAAATTGTAACTGACGAGGTATAATTAACTTCATGCCTCTTAAAGCAATGATTAATCCACGCTCATCTGTAAAACCTGCAATATTGATTAATGCATCTTCTAAAGATGTTTCGTTAAGATCTGCTGCTGCAACATTGTCTAGAGTTCCACCATTTGTTAATGGGTGATCTGCTACACATAATGCTTTTCCGTCACCACCAGTTACGCCAGTGTCGAATGCACTATTTAATACGCCTGCTGCTTTTACTTGCTTAGTATGTGCCATAGATCTTGCAAGTGCTCTTGTATAACGAGAAGAGATTTTGTCATAAAGGTTATCCTCTACGGCTTCTTCTGTTATTGAGAACGCCATTGCAACTGTCTCATGGTTATACCTTGCAGTATAAGCCTCATTTGCATCGTCAAATGTTACTGCGTTACCTTCCGACTTAGTCGGTGCAGCTCCAAATCCGCTCAACATTACTTCTTCTTCAAACGCTCTGTCAGATGACTCGGTGTCAAAGATTTCTGAATGTTGACCTTCATACCTATTATACTCCATACCAAAGAGGGCGTTTAAACCCGGCTCTAATTCCTTGGCGAGTTGTGCTCTTGAAATTGCCATAGTTAAGACTCCTTATGATATAGCAGCATCAGCATCACCAGAAGAACTGGCAAATACATGATTGTTGAGTTTAACGATATAAGAGATACCTGCGGCAGAGTGATCAGCGTTAGTCACATCTTCATGAATACCCACAATCATTAATGGGTTTGAAGGATCTGATGCTTCAGCTGTTGATATATCAATCATAGCACTTGAAAGACCAGTTGTGGTATTTCCAGCAGTAGCAGTAGCTAATTGTGCTGTTTTGAATATATCTGCTCTCGCAGTTGCCTTATTAGTGTTAGTCCCATCTGATGCAATAATAAATTTTTGCATTGGATTGTCATAGACAAAACACTTTATATCGAAGTTAGTGTTGGCAGTACCTGACCCTGCCCATGTGTTTTTAAAGGTTAATTTACCTGTTGACGCATCAACGTATTCACATCCAGCAAAAACACCTAGGAGTTGTTTACCATCTCCATCGGCACTTGTTATGATTGCTGCGGTTCCACCTGTCAACTCGACTTCAACTGGAGAACCCTGGAAAATCGCTGAAGCATCGCTTTTGATAAAATACTGACTAGTAGAATTGATGCCACCACCAATAACACTAATCGGCTTTAACCCAAACTTTACGTTTACATTAGCCATTTATTTAGCTCCTTATAGCTTCATTATAGTTACTCGGTTGGTTTTGCTTTACCACCGAAAGATACACGACTTTGCCTATCATTATGAATCGGCATTGAAGGATGTTGTTCCCTCATTAGGTTTTCATCCACGGCTTTCATCTGGTTGCGGGTCTGGTCCCGATAATATTCAGTTCTTTCCTCTACCGTTTCTTCTGGTATTCGTGCAAGCATTAAACCACCTACTCCGATTACCCCTGCATTCTTACCCTCTTCAATTGTCGGAAACATGTCTCCAGAATCTGGATACTCGTCCGCTCTAACTGGCTCCCAGCCTTCCCTAAGTCTTGAGTGCATGTTCGTTTTATCATCCTCACCTCTTAAATGAGTTCTGATCCAACGATGTTTGTACCCAGCGGGTGCATCTGGCATTGCCAACTTTGATGGGGGTGCCCACGGTTTTCTTCTTGCCGGGGTCTTTGCACGACTTTCATTATCTCGTGTTGTTCTTTTCTAT